TATTCTACGCAATGGTCGACGATATGTTTATCGCAACAACTAAAATTAATCTTTAATGGTAGAAATTGAAAATAAGATTAAAGTAGTACTTCGTATGCTGCTAAGCGATACTGCATGGGAGTATCAGAGATTTAAATCTCATAATGAAGAAAAATCTATTAATTCCTTTGTAGCTAGAAATACAGCGCTATTAAAAGCTAAAGAAATGATAGAGAAAGAGCTTACTAATTTATGACAATATTTCAATATCTAAATAGTCTCTTATTTAGTAAAAAGAAAATAGATATGAATTGTGATGATGAGTCGCAATTCAATTTATTTATGATTAATAGATGGACGAGTATGTATTCAAAAGAGATGAATGAATACGTGAACGAAACAACTAACAAGTATTGGAGTTTGTTCGATGATAAGCTATCGCAGTACGATTATATCTATTCAGTATTTCCGAGATTGAGGTTTAAAAAGCTAAACTACCTTAAGAAGACTAAAAAGGAGAAGAAGAGTAAAGAAGAGAAGCAAATCATCCCGGAGTTTTATAGTGAACGAGAATACAAGCATAACAGAGAAATGTCAGACTTATTGCTTAATCAGTAAAATATTATGAATAACGTAAAATTAGTTTCACATTCAACACCTGCAATTGAATTCCATGGTAAAGGTTTAAATGACTGTCAAGATCTTATTGCTTTCTGCGCGCGCGTTTCAAACCCATCAAATCAGTTTAATAAAGATACAGCCGAAAAGCTTATTAATTATCTGATTAAACATAAACATTGGAGCCCATTAGAAATGGTATCCGCCTGTGTAGAGATTAATACAACAAGGGATATCGCACGGCAGATTCTAAGACACCGCTCGTTCTCCTTTCAAGAATTCAGTCAACGGTATGCAGACCCTTTAAAGGATAATCCATTTATTTTAAGAGAATCTAGATTACAAGATCTAAAGAATAGACAGAATAGTATTAAATCTGATAACCCTGACCTAACAATTGAATGGTTTGCTGAACAGCAAAAAGTAATCAATGCAGCTAAAGACGCATATGAGTGGGCTATCGGTAAAGGTATTGCGAAAGAGCAGGCCCGAGCCGTTCTACCTGAAGGAAACACAGTAAGTAGAATGTATATGAACGGTACTCTTCGTAGTTGGGTACATTATATCGAACTTAGATCCGGTGTTGAAACTCAATTAGAACATAGATTAATCGCACAAGAATGCGCAAAAGAAATTGCTAAAATTTTCCCGTTGATTTGTGATTTATAAGGTTTAAATAACTTTATATATGGCACAAGCAAGTATTGATAATTTAGCAACAAAAAGAAGTTTAATTGACCTTGAAGGTCACAGTCAAGGTGATTTTGGAATGGGAGATGAGTATATTCTCTCATTTCTTTTTGATGATATCCTACTAGTAGAGTTTATTGACGAGGCGTCTGATGAATCTGGCGATGCAGTTAAAAGAGGAGGTATTTATATACCAACTAACGCTCTTAATAAGGCTTGGCGAAAAGCTAAAGTTATTTTAGCGGGCCCGGAAGTTAAATATGCAAAGCAAGGAGATATTGTTATGTTTCCTAACGATAAAGGAGCTTCGATTGCAAATATGGATGTTGAAGGTTACGGTAGAATTAAAAAGGGTATGTTCTTAAACGAGCAGCGTTTATTTGGAATTTGTAAAGAACAACCTAGTAAATAATGCCGCAAATAGGTTTACAGAGCTTAAAGCAGATATTACAGAGTAATGTCTGCGAGATTAGATTCACAAAAAGAAGACCTGAGTTAACAGGTCAGCTTTATAGGACGATGCTCTGTTCTCTAGATAATAGCCTTTTAAATAGTGTTAATGGGCGTACAACTCTTAACTTCAAGCCACCTACAGGCGCACCAAAATATAACCCGGAAAGTAAAAATCTATTATTAGTATGGGATATTTTTATGCAGGATTGGAGAATGGTTAGCATGGATAGCTGCGATTTAATTAAGACTATTCCAAGTGATGAATTTTGGGAATATTTTAATAAGCATATCTATAATATGACTATACAAGAGAAAAATCAATTTATGGGACGATGAATAATATAGATAGTGTAGAAGATAGTATTAGTAAATTCCTATTAAGAGATGTCGTTTTTTATATAAAAGAAGGTAAGACGCTCAAGAAAGGTAAGCTAATATTGTTTAGATTTAAAGAATTTCACTTTAATTTTACTCTAAAAAACGAAAAAGGTGATCATAAAATATATGAAATACCTTATCCGTATGCTCATAATATTTACGATGATCATATTAACTTCTCCTATAATATTGAAGACTTTACATTAAAAGACAGTAGTTTATATTACAAGGTAAAGGCGATGAATACATCAACAGCATCTAAACTATATAATTCGATGCTTGTTTTATCAGCTGTATAATGTATAATATGGCTATATATGATAAGCCATTTTTTAGCTAACTTTCCAGAGAATTTTAAACCTAACGATCAGCAGGTTAATATTATTCAGCAAATTGAAAAGGCGTTTAACAGCGGTAGTAAATTTGTTATATGCAGCGCGCCTACAGGTTCTGGTAAGAGCTTTGTATCAAAAACATTAGCGAACGTCTCAAGCGATCCAACTGCAACATTTAAAAATTATATTAATACATATGAGGCGTATAAAATGGATCAAGCAGGTTCATATACATACGAACAAGAATGTAAAGATGAATTACCTGCAGGGGCGTTTGCATTAACAATCACTAAAACATTACAGGATCAGTATAAGAGTATATTTGACGATACAGCTATACTTAAAGGTAAATCAAATTATCAATGTGAGGTAGATCCTAATTATGATGTTGATACTGCACCTTGTATACATACAAGACATATAAGAGATGATTGCTGGCGCAAAAATATCTGCCCGTATTATAACGCGCGTAATAATTCACTAACAAGTAAATTTAGCGCGTTGAATTATAATATGTTTTTGGCTTTACCTAATCACGTTAAATATAGAGATTATATTATTTGTGATGAAGCATCGGAGTTAGAAGATGAGATAGTTAAGCAATTCTCCGCGACTATTGATATTAAGAAGCTTCGAGTGTTTAAGGTTAAAATCTTTCCTCTATCATCTACTTCACCATCTACCGTTAGAACTTGGATTAATACAATTCGTGCAGAGGTAACAGAGCATATGAATGATCTTCATAATAATATGAAGAAGAAAGCAGGTCTAACTCAGAGTGAAAAAGGTAAGTTACAGTATTTAAAAAATATACATAGAACATTAACTCTAATTGATGAAACATGGGAAACATGCGAGTATGTTGTACAGGTAGTAGATAGAGATAATATAAAGCTTACACCTCTTAAAGTTAATACATTAACCAAATATATCTTTCAATATGCTGATAAGGTTTTATTAATGTCAGCTACTATTATTGATCATAAAAATTTAGCTAAAACATTAGGTATAGCTGATTACGAATACATTGAATCAGATAGCGGTTTTGATCCTGCGAAAGCACCTATTTATATTTCTCAAACAAATAAATTAAATCATGCTAATCTCCAGAAGGCTTTACCTTCTATAGTTAAGCAGATTGATGCTATATGTGAAAAGCATAAAGACGAGAAGGGGATTATACATACACATACTAATAGTATAACAAGCTTTATTAAGAATAATACAAATAGTAATAGATTTTTATATAGAGATCAAATGAATAAGAATGAAGATATTCTCGATATGCACGAAAAATCTCAGAACCCTACTGTTCTCGTTAGCCCGTCTCTTGGACTCGGTGTAGACCTTAAAGGCGATTTAGCAAGATTTCAAATTATCGTAAAAGCAGCCTATTTACCTTTAGGTGATGATAGAATTAAAAAAATGTTCAATCAAGATAAACAATGGTACGAGAACAAGATGCTTTCAAATTTTATACAGCAGTGTGGTAGAGGTATTAGAAGTAAAGATGATCATTGCGTTACATATGTATTAGATGCAAATATTTTTAATGCTGTTATACGTAATAAGAATAAACTACCCAGGTACTTTCTCGAGAGGTTTATATAAATAATATTATGCAGACGTTTAAAGAGTACTATATCGAAGAAGGTAAGTTGAGTAAAGCTTTAGCGATGGGAGCATTAGCTACATCCTCTCTATTCGGAGATTTCGTACAAGATTGGTCGAAATATTATCAGACTAGTAACGATCCTCAGAAAGAAGCTCGAGCTACAAGAGTACTAAAAGCCGATATTGAAACACCCGCAGATGCTAAAATGGCAATACAGGTAGCTGCAAAGATTTTTGCCGGTGATGAAGGTCATTCAGAGCAAGAATTTATTGATATCTTAACAAAAACAGGTGCTGTAGAATCTGGTTACCGTACGAGAGTGCAGAGTGGTGGTGGCCCTGCTAGAAGTTACTGGCAAGTTGAACCTAAAACTGCTATGAGTCTAGTCAAAAATTCTCACCAATATTTTGGACCTAAATTTCATAAAGCGTTTGGTAAAGATGCATTAAAAAGATTACAAGATTATGATGAGAAAGCTTGGTCTAATATTCTAGAGAAGAATGATGCGTTAGGAGCTACAATGGCAGCTGCAAAATGGTTATCTACTTCTTGGTAGATTTCTTTTTACGCTTCGGTAACTTAATAAATAGCGTATTCATCTTACCGCCTGGTTGACCTTTAAATCCGCTAACTGATTTCGTACTATGAGGTACATTTAATTGAGGGTTAACTGTACCAAATTTACCACGTGGTTTAACTTTACCTGGGCGTTGAACATCTATAGGTGCACGGAAATCTTCTAATATATTATCAACTAGGCTATTGAATTTCATATAAATATTTATTATAATTATGTTAATGGCAAAGACAAAAAAGATAACTTGTGTTGTCACTGGTAAGCAAACTATTTATTCCGGTGACTTTTTACAGAAAAAAATAGATGAATATGGCTCTGAAGAAAAGTTAAATGAGATGTATATATGCAGAGAAGTAAAAAGCTTTCTTAAAAAAGGATATAAAGTTGTAGATATTCGAAAGATTTTAAATGTTGATGATAAAACACCTCTACCTAATGATGAGACTCTTACCAGTATAGAAGCTGCATTTCTTAAAGTTAGTATCTTAAAAGACCATCCAACATTTAACGAGGCATTAACATGCTTTACTTATAATAAATCTGATAATGACGTTGAAAATTTTATAAACCAGTATATAATTGGAGTATGAAAACATTAACAGCAAGGATTAGAAAAGATAAAATTGAGATATTTGATGCCGTTTCAGGTGGTATATACCGTACTCACTCATTACCACCAGGTAATTATACAAATCTGGCAATTGCTGGTGATATGGTATCTGTAACTATCCAAACACCTTATTCGGGTGATAAGATTAGAACAATCAACATGCAGACAGGATCAATTGTTAGCGATATTAGCATGTAACCATGATTGATATATCATTAACAGAACAGCCAGTTAATACAGACTCATTTGACGCGTTCGACGAAAAGTTACCTTGCTTATTTTTGGGGTTCGCTATAAAGAATGAATATGATAACCAGCGCCTAGAAATTTGCGAAAAATATAATCCAAAAAAGCGTCTTTTTATATTCGAAAATAAAGATGGATTTAGCGTATTACCGCTATACGGGTTGTTTATATCTCTAAATGCAGTTGGTGCCGTATTAGCTAAGACATTACTAAATCAAGAAGTCGCCGGTAATATGAATATTAATATCTACGAAACTATTCTAGATGAACATAATATGTCATGTAAAGATGCATACTCATATCTCAATAAGAGAGTATATCCTGTTGATTTTAAACACTTTAAAAAAATAACTAATGATAGTATTAGAGATGATAATAAAATATTACAGCATCTCTTAAATCTTAACGAAGATAAGTTTGATTTCCAAAAATTCGGTGCATTCAAGCTATTAATCCTAGTATAATTTTGTAAATAATGAATATGAATATTGTAAAAAGAAACGGTGAATCAGTCCCATATGACGTAGAGAAGATTCACAAGGTTGTTAATTGGGCGGTTGAAGATATTAAAGGAGTTACAGCTTCTGATATCGAGATTAACGCCAAGCTTCAAATGAAAGAAGGTATAACAACTGATGAAATTCATAATGTATTAATTGACTCAGCTGTTAATTTAATTTCACTCGCAACGCCAAATTATCAATTTGTCGCGTCGCGTTTATTATCCTATCAGTTACGTAAAGACGTCTGGGGCGGTAAGAATCCACCTAAGCTTGTTGATTTTATTAATAAAAATGTGCATGAATACGATGTGTACGATGAAGACATTTTGATGCTCTATACTGAGAAAGAAATTAATAAATTAGATGAGTATATTCAGCATGATAGAGACAATAACTTTACATACGCCGGTATGAGGCAATTATGCGATAAGTATCTAATTCAAGATCGATCGACTCAGAAGATTTATGAAACCCCGCAGTTTGCTTATATGATTATTGCGATGGTATGCTTCGGTCAATATGAAGGTCAAACACGTATGCAGTATGTAAAGAAGGCATACGATTATTTCTCTAAATTTAAAATTAACATACCAACTCCGCTTATGGCAGGTGTACGTAGTCAAATTAGACAATATGCGTCTTGTTGCTTAATTGATATCGACGATACTCTCCCCTCTATCTTCTCGTCATCGACAGCTGCCGGCTATGCAACCGGTTCAAGATATGGTATAGGGTTAAATATCGGTCGAATTCGACCGCTTAATTCTCCTATCCGTAATGGTGAGGTGGTTCATACCGGGGTGATTCCCTTTCTAAAGCTAATGGAATCTACTGTTAAGTCATGCCATCAGAATGGTATCCGCGGTGGTTCAGCTACGGTCAACTTTCCGTTTTGGCATTATGAAGCTGAAGATATGTTGGTACTCAAGAATAATTCTGGTACAGACGACAATCGCGTGCGTAAACTTGATTACTGTATTCAGTTCAGCGAGCTCTTTTATAAAAGATTTCTAAAGAACGAGGACGTAACTCTTTTTTCTCCCTACGAAGCTAAAGAATTATACGATGCTTTCGGTCATGAAAATTTTGATGAGTTATATGAGTTATATGAACGTAAGACAAGCCTTAAGTTTAAGAAGACGGTTAAAGCAAGACAGCTAATGTCTTTGTTCGTTAAGGAAAGAGTAGAGACTGGTCGTATATACTTCATGAATATTGATCACTGTAATCAACGTTCAGCGTGGAATGACGATGTTAAGATGACTAATCTATGCGTTGAGGTATTACATCCTACTAAACCTCTCCAGCATTTAGATGATAAAGATGCTGAGATTGGTATCTGTATCTTATCAGCTATTAATGTACTGGAAGTTAACTCAGATGCAGAGATGGAAAAGGTATGTGATATTATTGTACGTATTCTAGATCAGTTAATTGATTACCAAGATTACTTCTTACCTGCTGCTGAAAACTTTACTAAGAATAGAAGATCTCTAGGTATTGGGGTAACGAACTTTGCAGCTTATCTCGCTAAACACGGCGTTAAGTATACGGATGCAGAAGCACCAAACGTAGCGGATGAACTTATGGAGAAGATTCAGTATTTTCTTCTTAGCTCATCTTGTAATATTGCGAGTGAGAAGGGTAAATGTCCTAAATTTAATAAAACAAAATATAGCCAGGGATGGTTACCAATCGATACGTATAAGAAGGAAATTGATGAGTTTGTAACTCGTGATCATGCTATGGACTGGGAAGGTCTGAGAGAGAGAATTAAAGAGCATGGCCTGCGCCATAGCACCGTATCTGCTATAATGCCATGTGAGAGCTCATCGGTAATTCAGTGCTCTACGAATGGCATAGAACCTATTAGAAACTACATTACCTATAAAAAATCAAAAGCTCGTACACTACCTGTTATTGTGCCGAACTACTCATCTCTTAAAAATAAGTATACGTTAGCGTATGAAATGGAAGATAATGAAGGTCTTATTAAGATTGTTGGTGCATTACAAAAATGGATTGATATGAGTATTAGTGCTAATATGTACTATAATTACGCTCATTACGAAAATGGTGCATTACCAGATTCAAAAGTAATTAAAGAGATTCTTCTAGCATATAAGTTAGGTTGGAGAACCGGTTATTATCTAAATACTGATGACGGTGATAAACAGAGCATGGGGGAAGAGGAACAGATTGATAATGAATGTGAATCTGGTGCATGCGCATTATAATATAAAGGGAATAAAAATTTATGGAAACTGTCTTAAACACAACTAATGTAGATACAACAAAACAACCAATGTTTCTTGGAGAGGATTTAGCTCTGCAAAGATATGATAGGTTTAAATATCCTAAGTTTTTCGACCTGTGGAGAAAGCAAGAAGAATTTCACTGGTTACCTGAAGAGGTATCACTGACGAAAGATCGTAATGATTACGAAAATCTTTCCGATACGGAGAGATTTATCTTTAATAGTAATCTTAGATGGCAAACTATGACCGATAGTATGCTCTCTAGAAGTATTCATAATATTAAAAATTATGTTTCGAATCCAGAACTTGAAATTTGCATGACTACTTGGGCAAGATTTGAAACAATTCATAGTTACTCGTATACGTATACACTGCAAAATATCGCAAAAGATGCAACTCAATTCTTTGATTCTATCTTAGAAGATAAAGAAATTGTGAGGAGAGCTACAGAGATTAGTAGCGCTTATAATACATTACTCGGTGATGATACAAGCGATATTAAACAGAAGATTTTTAACGCGGTATTATCAACGCAGATTACTGAAGGATTATCATTTTATACCTCGTTTGCTTGTTCTTTTTTCTTTGGATACAAAGGTAAGATGGAAGGTAACTCTAAGATTATCGGGTTGATTGCACGTGACGAAAACTTACACGCAGCTATTACTCAAAACATTATCAAGTACTGGAAAGAAAATAAAGATGAAGGTTTCCAGCAAGTAGTTAAGGATAACGAGCAGAAGATTTATGACATGTATGGTCTAGCAGCTGAAAATGAAAAGAAGTGGGGTGAGTATCTCTTCTCGCAAGGCTCATTACTCGGTTTAAACTCTGAAATGCTAAGCGGGTATATTGAATGGTTAGCTAACTCACGTCTCCGATCATTAGGATATAATAAGATATTTGATCAACCTACAAATCCAATCGGTGGCTGGTTGAATAGTTTTACGGATAGCTCTAAAGTTCAAGTAGCTCCGCAAGAAACTGAGATTAGCTCCTATAAGATAGGCGCACGGGATACAGAAATCGATGAAGAAGTCTTTGAAGATTTTGATCTTTAATAGTTGAACACCTGTGAATCGTAGTATATAATTAAAGGCTATGAATAAGAAATATATTATTATCGGAGCAGTAGTTGCTGCTATTGCATTGTTTACAATGTGTAGTAAATGCGAAGCTCAAGAAGTAGTAACGGAAAAGAACTGGAAACTAGATACTGAGGTAGGCTATTATGAAAAGCGTATTTCAGGTGGTCTATATGGAGCTCAAGATTCAGCTTATGTTAAAGCATCTACAAAGCTCGGTAACTTTCAAGGGCTTGCTTTTGTCGGTAGTTTAGAGTATGTTAATACTGAAGACTATCAACTACACGGTACGGTAGGTACTTATCTTAACACTCCTCTCGGTGGTATTGATACACGTCTTGTTGTACATACTGGTGAAGATGCTGATACCACTTTCGAGCTCAATGGTGCATATGATCTCAATTGGTTTGAGTTCGTCGATACATCAGTTACCGTAGCTTTTGAAGATGGTAGTGAAGCTGGTACTAGCACTGATAGTACTATCACTACACCAGCATTTAATGTTTCAAAGACATTTGATGCTAAGTATGCAGATGTTACTGTAGGTGGTGAATATGGTCAGTCTTTCGGTTATGATGAAGACTTTGAATATGTTCATGGTTATGTAAGAATTACATCAACTATTAATGATGTAATTCCTGTATTTGTGCAGTTTAATGCACTAAAGAATGATCTTGGTATCGCTAATGGTATTTCGTCTGAAGGTACTGATGGTGATTTTGATACATCAGTTACGGTAGGTCTTGCCTACTCATTCTAATAAATAATTAGAACCACCAGAGTTTATCTCTGATAGCGTGATCTCGAAAGGGGTCGCGCTTTTTTGTATCGAAACCCTATTGTTCGTATAAATAAAAATAGGCCGGGGCATAACTAAACGCTAAATAGGGGATGGATGGTGGGCATTTAAAGGTACGTATGTACCTTTTTTTGTGGGTATAATACATAAAGAGATTGAATACTTTCTTGGAAATATTAATAAACCTATATAAATAACTATATGAGTCAATGGTCCGTGTTCGGTGTCGATATTACACCAAAATTTACAGATGATAATAAAAATGTTCTTAAAGTTACAAGTAAAAAAGAAATATTTTTTGATGTATATGAATGTATGTACAACGATAAAAACATTATCGTTGAGAAGGTAGGTACATCGGACGGGTTACCTATTGTTAGTTTTGAAGCAATTAAAAATAATAAAAAGTATAAATGCGAGGCTTTATTAGTTGAAAGCGGGGAAAGTGAATTATTTCTTAACGAAAATCATCTTCAATTTTTAAAAAGTATTCAAAAAACTCCAGTTAAGACTATAATTGAAGAGAAGGTTAAAAAGGTTATACCTTCCAATACTATCTACGAAGATAAGGTTAGAGATGTATCGGAAAAGATAATTAAAGAGAGTCAAGAAAAGGCTCAAAAACTATATGATAATAAATTAGAAGAATATAAAAAACAAAAACAATTAATTGCTAAACAAGCTGAAGAATACTTAAATGAAAAATCTGAAAGTATTAGGCAAGAACTATATGAACAATATATTGACTTTTTATCAAGTAACGATAAAAAGGTAAACAATCTCATTAAAAGTAATATAGATGATATTACACTTTCTATTGATGAAAATAATAAAGAAATTCTTTCTAAAGTAGATAAATTATCTAATTTAAATAAGGAAGAATTAGCTAAGATTTTATCTGAAAATATTGTTAATATCAACAATAATTTAGATAATAAAATAAAGGATTTAAATGATCAGTTAGATATCACCCTACATGATAGTAATAGAAAAATTGATAAACTTCAAGAAAAAACAAATAATTTAATACAATCTAAAACGGAAAGTATTGAAGAAAAAATTAACTTTAAAGTTAAAAAAATTAACGACAAGGTCGAAGATTATAAAGTTGATACATTGACAGCTGTTGTTGGGAAAATATCTGATAATAAAACTGAGATTGAAACATCGCTAAAAAATACAATTTCAGAAATTAACGAACAAGTTGATATAAAAAGAGATGAAGTTGAAAAAATACTTGCTGATGAATTATCTAATATTAATGAAAAGCTTAATATATTTTCCGATGAAGAGGATAAAAAATATAAACAATTATTAGAAAATTTAAATAATTTAAATAAAGGTGAAGTAAAAGAGATACTAAGTGAGAAGATAAATGATAAACAGCTTAATTCTCTTAAACTAGATATTTCAAAACAATTCCAGAATGAAATGATGTCTATCAAGAGATTGATAGAGATGTCTTCTGGAGGTGGTAGTGTTGCTAAGCAATTTGCAAATGGTGGTACGATGAATGGTAGCTTATCTGTAGCAGCGTTATCCGCTTTTGGGAAGATTATAGGTGGAACGGAAACTAATACCGCTAGCGGAGATCACGCAACAGTATTAGGTGGTGTCCGTAATACTGCTAGTGGGTCTCGTTCGTTTATAGGTAATGGTCAAGATAATACAGCTAGTGGTAGTAGTTCATTTGTAGGCGCTGGTTTCCGTAATACTGCTAGTATGACTAGTTCAGTTGTAGGTGGTTTCCGTAATACTGCTAGTGGAGATAGTTCATTTATAGGTAGCGGGCAAGATAATACAGCTGGTGGTAATAGTTCATTTATAGGTAGTGGTCAAAATAATATTGCTAGTGGTGCCCGTTCAGGCATTTTAGGTGGTTCTAATAATACAGTAAGTCACGCTGATTCATTCATCGTTGGTAGCGGTTTAACATCAAATGCTGAGAACACCACGTTCGTTAACAATTTAAATGTTACTGAAGAATTAAGCGTAGAAGGATATTCTGAATTTAATAAAAGAGTTGATATAAACACTAATCATGGTGGGAATGGTCTGAGAATTAAATCAAATCTACCTAGTAACCCAAGCTCCAATTTAGTAGTCGAAGGTCCGGCAACGATTGGACACGACCTTTTTAAGCAAAGTGGATTCAGTGGTGGGTTTGCTTCAGGTTCAAATCATTTCCATAATCTAACTGTTATTGATAGAATTAATAATAGTGATGATGATGCTCTTAATATTCTAAGAGTTCAAGAAAAATATTATGCGATTCCAGATAACTTTTTACGCAATAATAAAGCTGCGTTCTGGGCTTGGCATAAGGTTGCTAGAACTGTAAATATATGGAACACTGTTAATTTATCTGCAGCCACTCTTGATGTATCGGCTTTACAAAATTCAAGTAATCGTAGTTCTGAAACACAGGTACCATTTATCACAAATACTACGCCACTTAAAAAATCAGAACCTGTAGTAGTTACATTAGCGGGGCACGGTATTTCCTTAGGTCAAAATGTGAGAATGTCGTTTTCCACTTCTTTTGAGGGCCCAATTGTCGCAGCCGCGTTATTTGGAAAAGTTTCAGCAGTAACAACTGATACATTTTCCATTGAATTATATGGCGGTAATTATAAAACAACACAAGAAGTACCGCTTGGAACAGATCAAAGTGCTTTATCGCCTGGTTCGGTTAGTTTAAGTACAGTTGCCGCGGAGAATGCGGTAAATCCAAACAATCAAGTTAGTTTATCACATTATTCAAAAACAAACTTTAGTCCAGCGCGCTTAACAGATGAAACTCTTAAAGCTACATGGGATACTCCACATAATCTCATTCAAAATGAACATATTGTTTTTATTACTGACGGGCGAGGAGATTTAGAAATATTTAAAGATGGGTGGGTGCTTGACCCAGATCCAGATGGAGACGGCTTGAGTGCCATTATAATATATGGTAATAGACTTAGTCAGGCAGATTTAACATCTTTTGCGCCATTCGATGGTACAGGGTGGACACTGTATAAAGGAAGTTTTGATGGTATACATAACGAAACTATAGGAGATATTTTATTGAACTTCGATAGTGATAATGTAGGTAACTATAAAGCTTTCCAGATCGGCCCAGGATGTCAAACCGATTCAGATTGTATTGCTATAGGTAAGAACGTTTATAATAAAGACGCTTCTACAGTTAAGATTGGTTATGATAATGAGACTCTTAATATTAAATCTGATGGTATCGATGTTGATGGATATGTTCAAGCTGATAATATCTATGGTTCAGTATATCCAATATGGTCAGAAGAAGCCGCGGATATTACAGATGATGGGCTTGAATGGAGCTTTGGAAATGGGGATGAAACACCTGCGAAACAAGGTATACCAATTGCATTTAAATCAAAACTATTAAAGGTATCATTAAATGTTGAAATTTCATCGGGAAATACAACTACTGAGGATATCGAAGTAGAGGTTTATAAAAATGGTGTTGCTACTGGCGCGAAAGGTGTAATAACACACCCTTTATCAAGCTCTAGTTCTAAAAAATCACAGGTAGAGGTTGTTTCAAATTTAAATATAATATTCGATGAAAACGATGTAATTAATTTTAGAACAGTTAAAGATGGAAATGTCGCACTCACAAGTGCGAGAGTATGTGCATGGTTGCAGACAATGTTATAAATAGTTAAAGATCGAGGTAACTAAACAGGAGATAGTTGGTATTTTTTAGCGTTCATTGATTTCAGTTAAATTTCTATATAAATAACATATATGGAAATTTATAAATTCTCTGCAAAATGGTGCGGTCCCTGTAAAGCTTATAAGGAAATATTCGACGAAGTTACGGCGAATTATTCAGATCTCGAAATTAAAAACATTGACGTAGATGATGATAGTTTAAATACACAGAAATTTAATGTTAGATCAATTCCAACAACCGTTATATGTAAAAATGGAGTCGAGCTGAATACTACTGTTGGTATAATTACAAAAGACGAGCTTAAAAAACTTATTGATCAGTACATCAGTATATAAAGGAACTTTCATATAATATATGAATGCAGACCTTTTTACCTTACGCATCATTTAAAGAATCAGCTAAAGCTTTAGACTACAGAAGACTCGGCAAGCAGCGAGTTGAGGTTCTACAGTTACTAAATAGCATTAAAAAGCTTAAGAATAACGAGCCGGTTAAAGGGTGGAGGAATCACCCGGCTAGGAAAATGTGGTATAATGATAAAGGCGACTATACAAATGCTTTATGTCTATACGGTCTATCTATCTGCAAAGAATGGAAACGTAGAGGCTATAAAGATACATGCACTGAAAAGATAGAAGCTCATTTTGACAAATCAAGACCTGTAGTTTATCCGAAATTCGTTAACGATGCACGTGTACATTTATCTCATAGAAGCAATCTTATAAAGAAAGATAATAATTATTATAAGGAAAAATTTAAAAGAGTTGGCAAAGAAATAGAATATTTTTGGAGCTACTAAGTAATAGAATGGAAGTTATTGGTTGGGTTTACACCGTATGTTTTGCTATTTGTTATGTCCCGCAAATAGTAAAATCTATAAAAACAAAAAAAGTGCAAGATATAAGTATTTCGTTATTTGTTCTATCTCTTATTGGATATCTCTGTGCTAGTATATATACTATTTATACAATAGGGTTTAATGCTGTATTATTAACAAATTATACTTTAGGTAGTATTTGCAGCTTAATTATGATAATAGTATATTTTATGTACCGATGCAGATTAAATACTGATATAATGGCTACAGATGATTTTCAGAATTCAAGCTACTATCAATTTCTCAAGCAAGAGCAACAGGAAATCGATAAATTGAAATGGATAGAATCAGAAAAAGCTGGCCGCGATATTGGAAGATATAAAGCGGTTTTTTTGTGGAATAAAAACCACAGACGTGAATGGCTAGTTAATCGAGCTAAATAGCTTGAAGCTTTAACTGTTTACTCATTACCTGGAAACCCTAACATCCATATAATAGCACCGCCGAGAGCGGTGATAATTGCCGAAACAAATGTCCAAGCAATGGATTTGATTGTCTTTAGTGTTCCTTCAGCGTCTGCTTGCTGCTGCTCAACTACCCTTAAACGTTCTTCTTGAGCTACCATTCGCTTTAAGATAATTCGAGTTGTTTCATCGAGATTAGATATCTTTTCTTCAGCACGAGCCAGAGCAATGATAGCATCTGCCATCTTATCGATCTTCTCCTCAATTCTATCTAAACGCGTTTTTTCAGTAGCATTCATTTGTTATATAAGGAGAGGTTAAGGGTTAATTGTTGTTGATTTTTCATCGTCGATATATCTACTTTAATTATGAGCAGCTATAATACTATTTATTATAAAATGACCTGTCGGGTAATAAAATACAGGTAAAAGTTAAGTTTTTTATCCTTTACCTTCATTGTGTTGTGGGTCAGCATCTGACCTAACACTCCCATTATTAAGCTCTGACGCAGCAGATCTAACAGCTTGATTAGATGCTAGTAATGTCAACGGTAAATTCGGGAATACATGGGAATGTTCATACCCGGCAACTAGATTATCGTTGCTGTCGCTTGTTAATACTACATCTGCTGCATTACCGTCAATTTCCGCGCTGAAACTTAAACCGTTTTTAAGTTTACTGTATACTATTGTCGGCTCCGTCTTCTGATACTCGACTGGCGCCGTTACGTGTTGCAAATAAGTTTCTCCCTCCACGTGTAGACCACCACCAATAATAACGTTGTTATTAACTCCGAGACTATTCTCAATTAATATTTGTCGCTGTCTCTTGTTTCTCAATCTGAGTATATCCGCGCTGATATTAATAGTACCTGCGTCAATATTAACTTCATTCTCGGAAGCTATATTAACCTGCTCACCTACCATATTTGTAATAGTACCAGTTATATTAGTAGCACCGTATGATTTGAGGTTTAACCCACCTGCTCCTACCATGACATTGAATCTATTACATACATTTAATGTATAATCACCACCCGGTAAGTCTTGTACATGTACGTACTCTACTAACGGGCTATCAGATTTATTCATATAAACTGCGTTTGAATCTACTAGAACCTCATTATTAACTAACTTACCGATGTTATCCAAACGAATACTTCCGAAATCGTTCATTAGCATTCCGATAGTTTCCATTTTATGTTTAGTTATTTGGATAACTTCACTACCACCGACTCCAAGCTCGTTTTCTATCTCAGTAAGTTCTGGCAAGCTAGCTTCAATAATTTCCTTTAGCTTATCTTTATTTTCTTCAATATCCCATGTACCATCTTGAGTTGATATACTCTTACCGGTACCGCCTGGGCCCCATTCACGTCCACTCTCTGCAGGCCAACTGGCAGCAGATGGATTTGAATTAATAGGACCTGCCTTTTGACTATCTGTCCAGTCTTGTGGACCATCACCGTCATTATCAGCTACCATAGAGTATGTCGGTAAGCTATTTGTATTAGTTAACGCCCCGTATTGTATACTACCATCCGTGACGGGGTATGTTGTAAAATCACCGGATCTTTCCTGTAAGAGACTATTTCTCTTTAAGACAGTTACACCATCGTCATTCTTAACACTATTATCATTAGTTCTCTTTATCTCGAACAACTGTTTAAATTCCTGTATACCAGCAACTACGTCTCTCCATTTTTCGAAATATTCCGTGTTAAGCGAACCTATCTTTTTATATTTGTCTCTGTAAACAATTTCATCTAAATTCTTACCGGTATATTCATTCTTAAAACCTCTTACTGTATCATATGAATCATTAAGCGTAAGTTTTTGGTTATTCTTACTAGCTAACTCAACAGTTGACTGATTATTCATTTCCTTGAATGAACCAGAATAATGTGTCAATCTTACCTTTTCATTTAAGTCACTATTTACAAACTCTAACGTTCCTCCTTTTTGATTAATAACATACTTATTTCTATATGCTTCAACGTTGTTATTGTATTCAGCTATACTCGGGTTTTTATTCTCATAACTTCCCGGGTAATCTATACCCGGTTCATTTTGAGATTCGTATATACCCTGCCAATCTGATTGACCGAAACTAGCAGCAAAATATACAGGAAAATTAGGATTACCCTCTCTAAAAAATACCCAGACATGCGCTCCGACCGCCGGTATACAAAAAGCACCTTTCGCTTCATTAGAGTACCCGTTAGGTTTATATTCATATGAGAGCGGGTTAGGTCTATTTATATTATTTGCTGCATCAGCAAATGCATCGTTTATTCTGATTGCTTCATCATAAAAATTACTAGGAGCGGCTCCTTCACCTGTTAATGCTGATGTAGCACTGGTCACCGTATCAATGAAATTACTATCTGATACACTACCGGTCAAATTATAATTATTAAATCTACCACTCGAACTCTCCCCGGCGAGTGGCGCTGCACAATCGCACCACGGGGTTATTCTCTTAAGATCATCCAATATTCCCGTCAAATCTTCATTAATATTATTACCAATAAACTTTAAACTTTTATTCTTACTGGCCCTGACCCAGTCGTTGTAAATAGTTGACGAAATATGAGGTACAAATACCTTTATTTTACCAGCTTTATCCGGATCATTGTTCTGTATAACAATGCCTATATGATTACCGTAATATTTTTTCATGTCCTAGTAGTATTTAAAGGTTACCTTTATTGTTATCAACAAGCGTATTGAGAGTATCTAGAGATTTAAGCTGCGTTTTAGCTTTTTCTCCATCTGATAATCCCTTCGCTGCAGCAGCTTTACCAGACTCTACTACATCTGCAGTAATACTATTAACAACTTCTATCTGACTATTTGCATTTTTATTAAAATCGCGTAGCTGGTTATTTGTGATACCTTTAACACTCTGTTTTACATTATTAAATATATCACCTACGGATACTGAAACCTCGCTAGATGATACTTCACCAGTATCGGTACAGTCAAATTGATTTTTTAAATTTGCTTCTAGCTGTTGTTTTTCAGTATTAATAAGTTCTCTCACTCTACTAAACTTATTAAGGCTCTTACTAACAGGATCGTCTATCTTTTCTAAATACGCATCAATATCAATTTTTGGTACCTTTACTTCGGGTAGCTGACCGGTTTTGAAATTTTTAAAATTTTCGACCGCGCTCGTAATCTTACCTTTAATGTCGGAAGTTACAGCCGTAAAAGCTTCAGTGATTTTTGTTGTTTTTATTTTCGGTGATTTATCTTCAATAAGCGATGGGTTAATCTCCTTCAATTTATTAGTCAGCTTATCGGTACTAAAATTTTTACATGCCATACATATATTTAACTTGAAATACCTGTTTTATAGGTTATAATATACGTATGTATATATCACATGAAAGTCCGATCTCATTCCTAGAAGAGTCTAGATCATACAATGATTACGATTACGCGTTAGTTCATTTATTCGAAACGCATCCTGAATATTATAATTTCTTTAAAAATTCAATTAAAATGGGTAGACAGGTACTACTCGATAATAGTATTTTTGAATTAGGAGAAGCGTTCGATCCGGATAAGTTTGCTACGTATGCAAAAGAATTAAAGCCAAGCTTTTATATTGTACCTGATGTACTTGAAGACGGTTACGCTACTATGGAGAGTTTTCAAAGTTTTACAGCTAAATATCCTGACCTACCCGGGTTAAAAATTGGAGCTGTGCAAGGTAAGACGTATGATGAAATTGTTGATTGTTATCGGTATATGTCAGACTTTGCGGATTATATCGCTATTAGCTTTGACTTCAGTTATTATCTTGTTACCGGTCGCGGTAAAACTAAGCTCGAGAGATGGGGCGACGGTCGCCGTAGATTGATTGAGCAGCTTAAGTCAGATGGTGTCTGGAATAAGAATAAGCCTCATCACCTACTCGGATGCTCCTTAGCTAAGGAATTTAAACATTATGTCGGTGATAGGTCAATTAGATCTGTTGATACTTCGAATCCAGTAGTCGCGGGTATCAAGGAACTTCGTTATAATGGTGATCTAGGACTTCAAGAAAAGCCGTCTATTATGCTAGCTGATTTAATTGATCATGATGTAACAGACAGTCAGAAAGAAGATATTTTATACAATACAGAACAATTTAAGGAGATAGTTGGATATGGTTATTAGTTTCACGGGAGCGCAGAGTACAGGTAAGACTACTCTATTAAAGGCTATTAAACAAGATAAGAGATTTGAAGATTTTAAATTCATACCGGAAGTTACGCGTTTAGTAAAGAGAAAGTATAAGTTAGATATCAATGAAAAAGGTGACGGAATGACTCAATTAGCTATTCTTAATGCTCATTTAGAGAATTATCTGAAGACAAAAGGTAGTAATGCAGTTATGGATAGGTGTATTCTAGATGGTTTAGTATACACGACATATCAGTATCATAATGAAAAGACAGATCCAGAGACTATGTTATACTGTGAGTATCTCTTTAAGAAACTGGTGCATAAGGTAGATGTAATATTCTATACGGAACCGGATATCCCGTTAGTTGATGATGGTGAAAGAAGCAATAACATGTCGTTCAGAGATACAATCATTAACTTATTTGAAACTGCTATCGATCATTACGGTATTGATGTAGTAAGATTAAAAGGTACAGTTGAAGAACGGTTAGAAGTAATATATAATACAATTGATAATTATGGGAAATAGTAAATTAGATAATAGTAATATTAGTAAACACTTAGGTCAGACGTCTCAGTACAAGAGTACGTATGATGCTGGTTTACTAGTTAAAGAACCACGGAGTAGTAATAGAGAATATCTTAATATTTTCGAAGACGACCTACCGTTTGTAGGATCAGATACATGGAACGCATATGAATGTTCATTCCTCTTGAAGAATGGTCAGCCAGTCACAGGTATCGTAAAATGTGTATATCCTTGTAGTAGCAAGTATATTGTCGAGAGTAAGAGTATTAAGCTATACTTCAACTCGTTTAATATGACTAAAATGGGTACCGATAACGATGAGGCTGTAAAAAACTTTGAAGAAATCGCTTCAAGAGATTTAAGTAACCTACTCGAGACGAGTGTAGCTGTATCGTTTCAATCAGGGGTACGTGTAAATAATAAGTTTCATAGCCCTACATCAGCCTGGGATATTGATAGTTATCATAATGTTGATTTACTTGATACGAGCGAGACTACATTTGATACATATACAGAGACGCCTGGTCTCCTTGAAGCAGTAGCTCGTGATAGAGATTTAGAACAAAAGTTCTACTCCGGTTTACTTAAGAGTAATTGCCGCGTTACTTCTCAGCCAGACTGGGGCGATGTCTTCATTCATATCAAGTCTAAGAACGCTATCGACGCTCATAGTATCTTAAAGTATGTAGTATCGTTTAGAGATGAATGTCACTTCCATGAAGAGATTTGTGAATGTTTCTATAAGCGATTGCAAGACGCATTCGATCCAAGTGAATTGCTGGTGATGTGTTTATATGCCCGACGTGGTGGGATTGATATTAACCCGGTAAGAGCATCGAGTCAAGCTCTAATTGACAAGTATGCAGCTGATTTAATTGATCCAGATATGGTTCATATTAAAACAAGCAAGCAATAAACAAAAAAAGGGCTATTACAAAAGTAATAGCCCTTTAAGTTTGTAGATCTTATATGATCAAGGATTAAAAGTATACGCTCTGCGATGCAGGAGTGAATGCTTCTCCGAGTCCAGTTACAAGAATCGTGTGATAGTAGAGGTTAGCACCAAAGATATTATCAACAACGCCATAACGTGTAAGCAAGCCTACGCGTGGAGCGAAGTCATTAGGACCAATTGTGCGTTGAACCATAACCGGAATGTATGGGCAATAGATGATACCAGTGTCATAGAATTCTGGTCCCTTGTATCCGAGAAGCGCGTACTCAGGACGAGCTGCATCATTTACATTGTTACCTTCTGTTCTAGTGTCACGATATACATTAAAGCGACCACCAAGATTACCGATCTTAGCTACACCAACAGGCTGTGTGTTAACATTGCCTTGAACAGGTACCCACTGGAATTCAGGGAGCATTTCAAGGATAGCGCAAACGCGAGGAGTTGCAACAACAAAGTTTGCAGCACCACGACGATTACGAACAGCGATGCGATTTGCTTCGATGATTAATCTTTGGTAGAAATCACGATTACGTTCGACTAACCAACGACCATCAGCTGACTGAGGAGCCCAGATAGAATAACCAGCGCCTTGACCTGCATTGAGGGAGACTTGAATCATTCTAACAAGCATTTCACGGTCGATTTCAGCCTGAATTTCATACGACATAGCGTTTGTCAATTCAGTATCGATATCGATACCATTCATGTTCTTAAGGTCCTGCTCAAGTTCTACTGACCAACGTGCGCCTAAGCGACGTGTTCCAGCTTCAACTGCTGTTTTCTCGAACGATACTTCGAAGGAAGGAATATTACCTGTAACTTCGAAATTCGCAAGGATAGCAGCAACACCAGCGTCTGCTTCAGAGATGAGCTTGTCAACTCCGTAGTCAGATGAACCAGTACCTGAGAGGTAGTCTGCTGATGTACCAGTGTAAGCAGTATTCAAGTAGTTATAACCAGCTTCTTGACCGGCTGCGCCAGCAAGAATACCAGCTTGACCACCTGGAGTGTTACCAGCGCCTGTTTTACCATCGATACCTTCACCAAGAGTTTCCCCTGTGTAACGGTAACGAAGAGCAAAAGCAAGACCAACTGGACCTGC